ATGAAGATTCCCTTAGAGGGCTTCCTAACTAGTAAGATTTTGACTTACACTAAATTAAAATGAATTTACGTTTCCTACAAAAAGTTGCAAAATGGATCATTCCTTGGCGTTTTGAGTTAAACTACCAGAAGAGGTACTAGAACATCGAAATAGAATCGTCTTTGAGAGTGCATTCAAATTTTATACAATTGATGAAATAAATCAAGTGTTAGAAAATAGAAGATCGGATTTTAGTGATGCTGCAGTAATTGAAAATTTCAAGTTAACTGAACAACCGCAACACAATATTCCATTTGACTATCACACTGATTTAGCCATCAAAGTTACGCAACAGATGTTTCAACCGAGTGAAACGCTATATCCTATATCATATCCTGATTTAAGATACTATCCCTGGAATTTACCAACCAGCGCCGAAGCGCCTTGGAATCTTAACGATTTCAAATTTGTGCCGTTTCAAACGACATATGATTGGCTAGATGAGAGATGGGCTTACTTCAAGAATAGAGTTAGTAAATATTTTACGACTCGTGAGTGGTTAAGGTATAAGCATGCAATTGGATTAGTCACTGATGACACTCCAAGCTTTCACAATTTATACAACGAGTTATTCGTGTATAATCGAAGTTTGATACATGGCATTAAGTATGGATCCAAACAGTTCTGGACACCAGATGGTGAACCAAGAACTTATTTTTGGAATACATTACACGCAAGATCACATGTAGTTGCAAAAGATGAGCCTGATAAGATTAGGGCTGTCTTTGGAGCACCAAAGCTATTATTAATGGCTGAAAACATGTTTATCTGGCAAATGCAAAGAATCTACCTTAATAACGATGAGGGAAGATTATTATGGGGAAGAGAAACGATGAAAGGTGGATGGAAGAAACTAACTCATGAAATTAATCATAGAGGTAGTCCAAACACTATTATAAGTATTGACTGGTCACAATTTGACCGGCGTTTACTTTTTAGTATTATCACTATTGTGCATAATATATGGAGAAGTTATTTTGACTTTAACTTTTACCAAGCAACATCGATTTACGTAAGACCAAAACCGAAGGATCCAAAACATATAGAAAGATTATGGAAGTGGATGTGTTACAGCATCAAATATAATCCAATCCTCCTACCAAACGGGGACCTATATCAATGGACTTATAACGGATTTGGATCAGGTTACCAACAAACACAATTAATGGATACATTTGCTAATTGCATTATGATCCTTACTTGTTTATCGTCATTAGGTATCAATGTGGAATCAGAACGATTCTGGATTAGAATACAGGGCGATGATTCACTGGTCACCTTTTATGAAAGAGTTTTCGAACTTTATGGACCAACGTTTCTGAAGATGCTAGCTGCCGCCGCTGAATTTTATTTCAACGCGAAGCTAAACATTAAGAAATCAATGATTAAAGATAAACTAGACGGAGTTACCGTTTTAGGTTATTTTAATAAATATGGATTACCATGTAGAACAGACGAAGACTTACTTAGACACTTGTTCTTTCCAGAACGAGATCAGGACTGGACTAGGCTCGCCGCCTCCGCTATGGGTTTGGCAATGGCAAGCTGTGGATGTTCAATTAGATTCTATAAATGTTGTAGAAACATTTGGAATGAACTGGTCATTAAAAGAGGAATTAAACCAAGATTTAATACCTTGAAATGGATGGAACGTGCAGGCATGATTGATAGAACTGAAGCTCTAGAGAAATCGGATTTTCCGGATTTTCTGACTATACGAGCAGAGGTTTGGTCAATGCCAATGAGAGAAGAGTCAGCGAAACAGAGACTCTGGCCAACGAGGCCGGGTTCCG